CCGCAAGGGCGAACTGTCGCAGTGGGGCCGTTCGGACTACGAAGGCACCGAGGGCATGCTGAACGCGTTCGACGAGACGTGGTCGTCGTGGATGCGTGACCTGAAAGTCGGCCGTGCCCGCATCTTCATCCCCGAAGCGCTTCTCACGTCCGGCGGCCCCGGTTCCGGCGGCACGTTCGACGCCGAGCGTGAGGTGTACGCCACACTCAACGCTCTCCCGAACACCGGGAAGAAGAACATAGAGGCGCAGCAGTTCGAGATCCGCGTCGACGAGCACGAGCGCACCGCGTACAACCTCAAGAAGGAGATCCTGCAGGCGACGGGCTACTCGCTGTCGTCCTACGGTGAGCACGCTGAGGGCACAGACATGACGGCGACCGAGGTCACTGACCGTCGCTCCGACACGGAACGCACCCGCGACAAGAAGATCCGGTACGCGTCCCTCGCCCGCACCCGCATCGCGTCGATCTGCCTCGAGCTCGACGGGCTGATCTTCCGCGGCAAGGGCGGCCGGCCGGGCGTCGATGTTGTGGTCGAGTTCCCTGAGACGTCGCAGATCGACCCGGAGAAGGAAGTCCGGATCATTCAGCTGCTCGACGCGGCATCCGCGATCACCACGGACACGAAGGTGCGCCGCGCCAACCCGACCTGGGACGACGAGCGCGTCGAGCGCGAGGTCAAGCAGATCCAGCTGGAACGCGGCATCCCCGCACCCGACCCCGCCGACTTCACCGGGGAGTGACGATGCGCCCTCAGCACTCGCACCTCACTCAGGCGAAAGCTCCCGTCGATGGCTGCCCGGCGTGCGCGCTGATCCGGCCCGCCGCCATGGTGCGCACCAACTTCGGGATGCTCCGCGCGGGCCTGCTCGGCCCGATCCTGCAGCCGCAATAGCTTCCCGGCATCCGGCCGGGATACCCCGTGATGGGGTTTCTCCGTGATGGAGGGGCATGATGCCCAGAGAACAGATCACCTTCAATCCGATCATCGAGTCGCACACCGGCCCGACTGTCGACGGCGTCCCGTCCGCGACGGTCAACGTCGAACATCAGCGCCGCAACGTCCACGTCGCGTGGAACCGCAGAGGCGGATCCGGAGCGCTCGGCGTCTCGCGCGAGACGGGCTGGGTCCAGCTGGGAATCGATGTCTCGATCGCCGATCTTCGGTCGATGCTCGCGACGGCCGAAGCCGAAGCACACGTCGAGGCGCGGAAGCTAGCCGACTTCGGAGAGTTCGACATCGAGGCGTGGCAGTACCGCGTGGTTTCGGATGTCATCGATCGGGCTGAGACGAACAGCACGATCGCGACCCTGCGCCGAGCACGGGATACAGCGTACGGACGGGACGCATGATGATCGATCCGACCGAGATCCAGGTCGTTCACACGATCGTCGAGACAGCGCCGGCCGTCCAGTTCCACACCGCGGAGGACGGTTACTTCATCCTCGGCTGGATCGCTGGCATCCGAGGACTGGTCGACGGTGAGCGAGTCGTTCAGCGCGGCCACGAGCACCACCTGCGCTACGAAACAGAGCTCGACCGATCACGCGGGGACGCGTTGCCGGAAGCGCAAGCGTTCCTCACGATCTCCACGGCCGCGGGGCTGATCCGCGTCGACCGTGGCGACTGGGTCGTCTACCGTGACCGAGTCTTCCAACCGGTGCAGGCCGACACGTTCGAGCAGCTCTACGAGCCCGTGAGCGCCTGAACGATGCGTGAGTGGTGTTCTTGCGGGGCCGCGATCCGCGGCCGCCGTCGGGACGTCCTCGCCTGGCGTGCCGAGCATCGCTGCCCCGACCGCCCGCCGAGCGGCGACACGCACGTGAGTGCCGGTGCCCGCGTCGAGACCGCCGACTTCTACGAGTCGGACCCGCCGATCGTCACCGCTCGCATCGGCTTCCAGCCGAACCCCTGATCTTGGCCGCGCGACCGCGGCCATCTTGCCCGTGCATGCCTGGAGCTGCACGGGTGTCCCCTAACCCCGTCCTGGAGGCGGAGAAGGAGCATGTCCATGTTCACCCGCGATCTGTTTCGCCACCCGTTCCTGATGTTCTCGACCCCGGCGGTCGAGGGCGGGACACCGACCGACCAGCCTCCTGGCGAGCCGGTACCCACGGATCCGCCTGCCGCGCCCGACCCCGCTCCTGCGGGCGAGCCGCAGCCGACGGAGCCGCCCGCAGCGGGCGGCGGCGGCGACCAGCCGGAAACGTTCTCTCGCGAGTACGTCGAGAAGCTGCGTCGGGAGAACGCCGCGGCCCGGGAGAAGGCGAAGACCGACGCGGCGACAGCCGCCGAGGCCGCCAAGACCGAGCTCACGCAGTCTCTGGGCAAGGCGCTCGGGCTGATCAAGGACGACGAGCCAGCCGACCCGGCGAAGCTCATCCAGCAGGCCCAGGCAGAGCGCGAAGCCGCCCTCAAGGAGGCCCGCAGCACGAAGGTACAGCTGGCCGTCCTCCGTTCCGTCGACAAGCACGACGCGAACGCGGACGAGCTGCTGGACACGGCGAGCTTCCTCAAGAAGCTCGACGAGCTCGACCCGACCGCGACCGACTTCTCGTCCCAGGTGGACGAGTTGATCAAGGGCGCGGTCGACAGCAACCCCGCACGGTTCAAGAGAGTCCAGGTGGCCTCCTCCGCCGGCGGGGCGCAACACACAGGGGAAACGCCGCCGGCGGATCCCGAAACACAAACCGTTGACGACGCCCGTGCGGCGCGTCAGAAGCGCCGCGGCCTCACATAGCCCGGCAGAGAGGCCACCACCATGGCTAACACCTTCCTCTCGGCGACCGCCATCGCGAACCAGGCGCTCGCCACGCTCTACGAGTCGACCTTCTTGGGTCCGCTGGTGCATACCGACTACGGGTCGGAGCTCGCCACCAAGAAGCAGGGCGACACGATCAACATCCGCAAGCCCGCGACGTTCACCGCGCAGCTGTTCAACCGTGCGAACGGCATCCAGCTGCAGGACGCCACCGAGGGCTCGGTGCCGGTCGTGCTCGACAAGATCGCCGACGTCTCGTTCGGCGTGACCGACGAGGACATGACCCTCAAGATCGCGGACTTCGACGAGCAGCTGCTGTCGCCCGCGCTCGAGGCGATCGCCCAGCACGTCGACCTCGCGGTCCTCGGCCTCCGGTCGGGCGTCACGCAGGTCGCCGGCACGCACGCCTCGGCGGGCACCGACGGCCAGACGTGGGACAAGCCCGAGGTGCTCATCGAGGCGAAGCGTCAGCTGGACCTCAAGTCCGTGCCGCAGCGCGACCGTTACGCCATCGTCGGCCCCACCATGGGCGCGAAGTGGCTGAACACGGAACTGCTGAAGCACGCCGACAAGTCCGGGTCGACCGAAGCGCTCCGTGAGGGCTCGATCGGCAAGAACCTGTTCGGCTTCGAGGCGTTCCAGACCGGCCTCGTCGGTCAGCCTGCCTCGTCGCCCGCGACGGGTCAGCCGACGACCGAGGTCGGCCTCGCCTTCCACAAGTCGGCGATGGCCCTCGCGTCCGCCCCGCTCGAGGTGCCCGTCGGTGCCAACCACGGCCAGGTCGCGGTGCAGTCGTACAAGGGCCTGTCGATCCGAGTCGCCTACGGCTGGGACATCAAGTACAAGCAGACGGTCGTGTCGGTCGACTTCCTCTACGGAGTGAAGCTGCTCGACGCGAACCGCGCTGTGCTCCTCAAGGGCCCGAACGCGGCCTAACCCACGCTGCGGGCGGCGGCATCACGCTGCCGCCCGCAGCACCGGATCCCCAACACAACAGGGAGAACGACATGCGCTACGAATACACGTCCCTCGAGGATGGCCAGGTCATCACGACCGACGAGCCCCGCGAGGATCTCGACGAGCTCGCCCGCTGGGTCCGCTCTGACATCACCGACATCGAACCGTCGCCGGGTCTCGTCCCGTCGGGCACGGAGCCCGTCGCTGGCCCGCTGAACACGGCGGCCGTCACCGGCGGCGACCCGCCCCTGCTGTCCGCCACCGCGGGTGTCGCGAACCCGGCCGAGGAGCTCAGCACCGAAGCCGCCGCCGCTCAGGCCGCGAAGGATCTCAACGACGGCGTCCCGCCGCTCGCCGAGCAGCCTCCGCACGTCCCGAACACGGTCGCGCCCCCCCCACCCGCGGCGGCCGCGGGCGAACTCGAACGGCCGGGCCTGAACGGTTCGACCGAGGAGTGGCTGCGGTACGTCCGTCAGCCGTCCGTCGACGTCGACGTGCCCGACGATGCGGGCCGCGAGGCCATCATCGCGGCGTACCTCGAGAAGGTCACCCCGAGCGGCAACGCATCACGGGAAGCCTGGGAGGACTTCGCGAAGAACCACGGCGTCGAAGCGGCCGACAAGAAGCGTGACGAGATCCGTGACGCCGTTGCCGCCGCCGGGTGGGCGAAGCCCTGACCCGCAACGGGTGGGCGTGGTCATCCGTCACGCCCACCCGTCTCGACCTTCGCGGAGGTGAACAGTGGCCCTGTTCGTCCCGAACCCCGACCGCGACTCCGTCGAAGAACTTATCGAGGATCTGTCTCGCGAACTCGCGATCCGCTACCAGGGCGCCGAAGACGAACTGATCCGCGAGCTCGCCGTACGCGCACGCCGCGAGATGATCCTCGCTCAGCAACTGCCCACCGCCCCGGGCGGCATGGGCCTCACGGTCGCCGAACGCCGCCGGCAGAACCGGATCCTCGCTGAACTCGCCGCGCACCGTGCTGTCGCGTTGCGGGAACTTCAGGCGAAGGCGCTCCAGATCGTCGCGCAGATCCGCTCCGAAGACATGGCCCGCCGCCTCCTGGAGATCGCCGCGACCGAAGGTGAAGCCGCGGCCGCCGCGCAGCTGCGTCTCGCCGCCCGTCAGGTGCCCGCGGCAGCCGCGACACCGCTCCTGGGTAGCGGCACCGCAATCAGCGCGACCACCCTCACGGGCTCCGCGACGCAGGCCGTCGGCGCGCTCGTGCTGTCCCTCGAATCTCGCCTGGAAGTCCTCAACCAGCGCATCACCCGCTACCCGCAGGACGCGTACCAGCGCATCGTCTCGATCTACTCCCCGAACACGCTCCTCGGGGTCAGCACGTCCCGCGTGCAGCAGTCGCAAGCCGTGACCCGGTTCCTCGCGGAGGGCATCACCGACTTCGTGGACCGCGGCGGTCGCCGCTGGACGATCGGCGCCTACGCCGAGATGGCCGGCCGCACCAGCGTGAACCGCGCGTTCAACGACGCCGGCGTGTGGCGGATGCAGCAGTCGGGCATCAACCTCGTCACCGTCGTCCGCGGCCTCGACTCCTGCGCCCGCTGCGCCGAATGGTCCGGGAAGATCCTCTCTACCGACGGCACGCCCGCCGGGCTCGTAGAGCTTCCGGCCGCGACCGGTTCGGGAACGGTGACCGTCCAGGTCTCCGGGACTGTCGATCAGGCCCGCAACGCAGGCTGGAACCACCCGAACTGTCGTTGCCGCCTCGTCCCGTACCTCGCG